ATGACGGACTATGCCGCCCATATTGCCGAGGTGGCCAAGCGCCTCCTGGGGGAACCGAACAAGGCCCTATCGAAGGATAAGGAATTGCGGTTCGGCTCGCGCGGTTCGCTGTCGGTGAAGGTCGGCGGCCCGCATGCCGGCGCATGGCATGATCACGAAAGCGGCGACGGCGGCGGCGTTCTCGACCTGGTGGTGCGCGAGCGGGGCGGCGACCGCAAGGCGGCGGCCGATTGGCTGGCCAAGGAAATGGGGATCGGCATGGACGAGCCGCGCGGCCGATCTCGCGAGGTCGCGGCCTATCCCTACCATAACGAGGCCGGCGCGCTGCTGTTCGAGGTGGTCCGCTTCGAGCCCAAGGACTTTCGGCAGCGCCGGCCGGACGGACGGGGCGGGCATGTGTGGAACCTCAAGGGCGTGTCTCCGGTGCTGTACCGGCTGCCCGCGCTGCTGGAGGCCCTGGCGAACGAGCACACCGTTTTCATTGTCGAGGGCGAGAAAGACGCGGATCACCTGTGGCGGATCAACATTCCCGCCACCTGCAATCCGGGCGGCGCGGGCAAGTGGCGTGCGGACTATGCCGAGATCTTCAAGGGCGCTGATGTCGTCATCATCCCGGACAATGACGAGCCGGGCCGCCAGCATGCCGAGACCGTGGCCCGGTCGCTTGACGGCGTAGCGGCTCGCCTTCGCGTTCTCGACCTGGTGAACCTGCCCCGCAAGGGCGATGTATCCGACTGGCTCGATTCCGGGGCATCGGCCGACGACCTGTTCCGCCTGGTCGAGACCGCACAGGATTGGCGACGGCAGGCGGCAACGCATCTTCCCTTGGTATGGTTCGGCGAGGAAGACAACGGCCCGTCGCTGTCCTGGCTGGTCAAGGGGCTCCTGGTGGATGGTGGCCTATCCACCCTCTACGGCCCGCCGGGCACCTCCAAGACGTTCCTGGCCGTCGATATGGCGTTGCACATCGCCCATGGGCGCGAGTGGTTCGGCCTCAAGACCCGCCGCACGGGCGTGGTGTACGTATCGGGCGAAGGCGGGCCGGGGATGCGTCGGCGCATGAAGGCATGGCGACAGGAGCGCGACGGCGATCCGACCGCGCCTTTCGCCATGGTGCCGCAATCGGTGAACCTGTTCGATGACGACAGCGGCGCCGACCTGCTGATTTCGGACATTCTGGAGTGCAGGGCCAGGAGCGGCGGCGAGATCGGTCTTGTCGTTCTCGACACCCTGTCACGCATGATCGGTTCGGGTGATGAAGACCGCGCACGGGACATGAACGTCATCGTGCAGCGAGCGGAGAAGATCCAGCGCGAGACGGGCGCGCATGTGCTCCTGGTGCATCATACGGGCAAGGACAAGGATCGCGGGATGCGCGGTTCAAACGCTCTTCTAGGCGCGGTGGATGCCGCCCTAGAGGTCGCACGGTTCGAAACAGGACTGTGCGAACTGAAGGTTGCCAAGGTGAAGGATGGCGGCGACCTGACTTCCTTCAAATACGAGCTTTCGCAAGCGGTTCTCGGGGAGGATGCGGACGGTGATGAGATCACCTCTTGCGTCATCGCCCCTGCGGATGCGCGCCAGGGCTCCGAGGGAAGCGGCCGTTACAAGCTTGGCGACCGGGAAGAGATAGCGCGGCGATGCCTCGCCGATCTTCTCGCAGACCCCACCGTGACAGGCGTGACAGGCCGTGACACCGGCAAATGTCACGGCGTGACGGGCGGATTTCCACCCCATGTCACGGCAAGCGTCACGGTCGATGCGTGGCGTGACGCCACCCGTGACAGGTTGGGGGAGGATCCCGGCGACAAGTGGCGCAAGCAGTGGGAACGCATGAAAAACAAGCTGTTACGCCTCAACGTGGTGGGCATTCAAGGGGGGGTGGCATGGCTGGCGTGACAGGTATGTCACGGCGTGACATGGCCGAATGTCACGGCGGTGCGAGGGGGCGTGACACCCTACGCCCCCCTTAAGGGGGGGCTAGGGGGTGTCACGACCAACCCCCCGCCCGGATACCGCCGGCCCGGCAGGGTCCTTCCCAGGCCCGGACAATACGGGTGGACTGAGCCCGGCGTTTTCCTCTCCAAGGTCAAATTGATAGCTAAACACCAATGATGACAACGGGTTAGGCATGCAGTTAGCGCATGGATCGGAGATGATCGGCGAGCCGAGGGTGGTGCGAAAGGCCGCCTTCGCCAAGCTGGTGAACGTCTCGCCGGGGCGGGTGTCGCAGATGATCCGCGCCGGCCTGCCGGTGGAGCCTGACGGACGCATCGACGTGGCGCGCGGCCGCGAATGGATCCGTGCCAACGTGGACCCCAAGCGCTCGGCAGCGCAAGGCGACCAGACGGCCCTGCCCTTCGCCGCGCAACCGGACGCGGCCAGCGAGCGAGCCCGGCTGGTGCGGGAACAGGCGGACCATGCGGCGCTGAAAAACGCCCTGCTGCGCCGCGAGCTGCTGCCGGCCGGCGAGGTCGAGCGCGAGTGGGCGGACATCCTGCGCCGCGTCCGCTCGCGGCTTCTCGCGGTGCCTTCGCGCCTGCGCCAGGTGCTGCCGCACCTCACCGCCCACGACGTTGCCACGCTCGACAGCGAATTGCGCCTTGCCCTGGAGGACCTGGCGAATGATCGATGACGCCATGACCCGCGTGCGCACCGCCGCGCTGCGCGCCCTGCAGCCGCCGCCGCGCCTGCCCCTGTCCGACTGGATCGAACGCGAGATCCGCTTGCCGGAAGACGTGTCGGCCCTGCCCGGCCCGATCCGGCTTTACCCGTTCCAGCGCGGCATTGCCGATGCGATCAGCGACCCTGAGACCGAGCGTGTCACGGTCGTGAAGTCGGCCCGCATCGGCTACACCACGTTGCTGGTGGGGGCGCTTGCCGCGCATGTGGCGAACGAGCCGGCGCCGGTGCTCTTCGTGCTGCCGACGGAAGACGACTGCCGCAACTTCGTCGTCACCAATGTGGAACCGACATTCGAGGCCTCGCCGGCCCTTTCCGGGGCGCTGGCCGGTGCCACCGAGGGCCAGGGCGAGAACCGCAACACGCTGTTGTCGCGCCGCTTCCCCGGCGGCTCGCTCAAGGTCGTGGCGGCCAAGGCCCCGCGCAACCTGCGCTCCCACAACACCCGAATCCTGATCGTGGACGAGGCCGACGCCATGGACGTGACGGCGGAAGGAAGCCCGATCCTGCTGGCCGAAAAACGCACCCTGTCCTTCCCGGATCGCAAGATCGTCATCGGCTCCACCCCGATCTTCGAGGAAACCTCGCATGTGCTGGCCGCCTATGCGCGCTCCGATATGCGGGTGTTCGAGGTGCCCTGCCCGGACTGCGCAACCTTCCACGAGATCGCCTGGCGCGATATCCAGTGGCCGGCCGACCGGCCGGACGAGGCCGCCTGGTGCTGCCCGTCCTGCGGATCGGTGGTGGAGGAACGGCACAAGCCGGCGATGGTCGCGGCCGGCCGCTGGCGCGCCACCGCGCCGCAGGTGAAGGGGCATGCGGGCTTTCGCGTCAACGCGCTGGTCTCGCCGCTGGCCAATGCCTCCTGGGGCAAGCTCGCTGCCGAGTTCCTGGCCGCGAAGGACACGCCGGACCTGTTGCAGACCTTCGTCAACACGGTCCTGGGGCAAGGCTGGCGCGCGGAAGGCGAGGAACTGGACGAGGCCGCGCTCGCCGCGCGGGCGGAAGGCTTCTCGCTCGAGGCACTGCCGGAAGAGGTGCTGGCCCTGACGGCCGGCGTAGACGTGCAGCGCGACCGCCTCGAGATCACATTCGTCGGCTGGGACCGCGCCGGCACCGCCTTCATTCTCGGGCATGCCGTGGTGTGGGGCAGGCCGGCGGACGAGGCGACCTGGGCCGAGCTGGAGGGGCTGTTACGCCAGACCTATGCGCACCCGCTGGGCGGCCGGCTGGCGCTGGATGCGGCGGCGGTCGATTCCGGCGACGGCGAGACCATGGAAGCGGTCTATGGCTTCGCCTTTCCGCGCGCCGCGCGCCGGGTGCTGGCGATCAAGGGCGCACCGGGCGCCCGCCCGTGGATCGAGAAATCCAGAACCAAGACGCGGGGCGGCCGCCTGTGGATTGTCGGCGTGGACGGGATCAAGAGCCACCTGGCCGGCCGGCTCGCCAAGGGCAACACCGTGCGCTTTTCCGATGCCCTGCCGGCGGCTTGGTATGAGCAGCTGGCGAGCGAGCGGGCCGTGGTGCGCTATGCGCGCGGCCAGCCGCAACGCCGCTTCGAGCGCATCCCCGGCCGCCGCGCCGAAGCGCTGGATTGCGTGGTCTATGCCTTCGCCGCGCGGCAGGTGATCAACCCGAACTGGCAGGACCGGCTGGACGAGTTGGCCCGGCCGGACGTGCGAGCCGCAAAGCCGGCAACGGTCATTCGGTCGGGTTGGATAGGGTGATCGGCACTCAAAGCCCAGACCTCGAAGTAAATATCTAAATCACTATACGTCCTCTTGAATTCCTGGAAGTAATTTTTGATCTGACGCCCCCTCTTTTGGAACTACACTGGACACAACTATTTCAACCACGCTACTTATATTTTTAACAACCTCATCCATACCCCCCACTATTGTAACCAATGCAGCCAATATTATAAGAGCCCCTACAACAGAATTCTTCTTGTTAGCCCCCAGTGAGACTTTTATTTCTTGAATTTGACTTTCAATTCTTTTTAATACAGAAGGCTCAATACTTGAATACTTAACCCTTTCCTCAATGTAACTCAAAAGTGTAGTGACTCTTTCTTTTACATCAGGCGCAATATCAGAACTCTCGTCATCATTGGCGTAAAGTACATTTCTATAATAATACTCAGATATATTTTTTATGACATACACGACACGTCGTAACGATTTTATACTCTCAAAAAAATCATTTATATCAGATTTCCATGCAACGTTTCCAATGCCAAAAAGCTCTAAAATACTTATTCTTGTCCTTACGACACCTTCTAGAACATCAACAATATCTATAATGTTATTTTCTATATCTGCCTCACTCAAGATATCATCGATCTGAGAAGATCCTTCTTTATAAGATATTCTTATTTCATCTACAAGTTCTCTAACAATTATTGGATATTCCTTGATATTATCAATGAAATTGACACCAAGTAATCGTCCATTTATTTCTCTGAAACCATATCTATATACCCTCCACTTCACGCCATAAATCTGCGAGAGCCCAGCCTCTATTTCTTCTGACTTAAGAATAAACAACGGAACCCTACTAGTCATTTCCGCAACCTCACGCCTGGCCCTTCGCCGTTCTCGTCAATGAAGATCACGCCGGCCGCCTCCAGAGTGGCGCGGATCGCCTCGACCGTGCGCGGCTTCAAGTCCTCGCCGCGCTCCAGCCGGGAAATAGTGGCCGGCGCCACCATGGCCATTTCTGCCAGTTCTCTAACGCCAAGCCCTAGAGCGGCGCGCGCCATCCGGCATTGCACAGCCTGCATTTTATAACACCGTTTTCATTTTAGCTTGACGTTATAACCAAGCTGAGAAATAATTACATCGTTATCAATTTATACCACAGGAGCACACGGATGGGCATCCATTTTCGTGAACGGGCGAGGTGCGTCCCGGTCTGGCTGACGATAGAGCCGGCCACCCGCCGACGCATCGAGGCGGCGATTGAGAACCTGGTGGCGCTGCTCGACCAGATCGACGGTGATTGCGACTACGAGGAAACCGGCGACGGCGAGCCGTATCTCTCCTGGCCGGCGAACGGCCCGCATGTGGTGCGCCTGGAGCGCGATCCCACCGGCGAGGGAGAACAGCCGCTCGGCTGGACGACGCACGGTTCCGAACGGCAGGACCACCATTTGCACTTCTGGTCCTACGACGAGAACGAGGAACCGGGCCTGGAGCTGGACACGTCCGACTTCGAACAGGAACACGAGCTATGAGCGGGTGCCGGGTGGAGGCCATCGGCCGGGAGCCATCGAGCCGATGACCAGAGCCGCATTCAAACGTTGAACGGATGAACCTTGACGAGCAGCCCGAAATGGCATATCCGTATTTTCAGACGCTCAACGTACGAATGGAAATCACATGACCAGGATGACCGTCAAAGACATGGCTGCCCGCCTCGCGTCCTGCACCGGCCAGGAAGAGGCGCACCTTGCGCGGCAGATTCGCTATTGGGCGCAACACGGGCTTTTCATGTTCGAGATCCCGGAGCGGTCGGGCACCGAGACCAATTCGCGCTTCTACTTCAATGACCGGCACCTGGCGGCAGTTCGCCTCTTCGTGCTGTTCGCCAGCATGGGGTGGAATATCGAACAGCTCGGCAAGGTGTCCCTGCTGATCAAGAACATCAGCAGGGAAGACGCTCCGAAGGAGGAAGGGGACGGCTTCGTCAAGATCGACCGCAACGGCCTCAAGGCCGTGGTGAACGCTGCCAAAGCCGGGGATTTCAACTGGCACTTCGGCGTCTACAGCGACGAAACCGGCGCAGTACACGGCGGCGGAATGATGCGAAACGTCGAACCGAGCATGCGGCACAACCTGGCCCCCGTCTTCACCGTCATCGCCCTGGGGCCACTCTTCCGCCGGCTCTTCGCCCCGGACACCGGCAGCGAGGCCTGAGCGATGCGCGCCCTCGCCCGCCGTGTTCTGGATGCCCTGTTCTCCACCCGGTCGCTGGACGCGGCCGGCGGCGGCCGCCGGTGGCGGGATGCGCCGACCGTGACCAGCGCCGGCACCCTGCATGCGTCGGCCGCCACGGTGGCGGCACGGGCGATGCACTTTGCGATGAACAATCCGACGGGCGTGCGGATCCTCGAAAGTCTCGCCACAAATATCGTTGGCGACGGCATCAAGCCGCGCTCGCGGCATCCGCAAGAGGCGGTGCGCCAGCAGCTCCACCAGCGGTTCCTGACCTGGACGGACGAGGCGGACGCGGACGGGCGGACAGATTTTTTCGGCCTCCAGCAAAACGCGATACGCGATCTCGCCACCTTCGGCGAAGCGCTGCTGATCTTCACCGCCGATCCCGACACCGGTGCGCCGCAGCTTCGCCGGCTGCACCCGGAACAGCTCGACCGTTCCGTGACCCGCGTCAGCGACACCGGCCCGGCCATCTATCAGGGCGTCGAATTCGACGGCACGGGCCGCGTTACCGCCTATCACATTCGCCGGGCAGCGCCTGGCGATACGCTCGCCGGCATCCAGCAAGCGCCCGTGCGGATGCCGGCGAGCGACGTTATCCACCTGTTCCGACCGGGGATGCCGGGACAGGTGCGCGGCCTGTCGTGGTTCGCCCCGGTGCTGCTGCCTGGTCGCGAGATGGACGCGATCAACGATGCGCTCTTGATGCGTGTCAAGGTCGCCGCCCTTCATGCCGGCTTCATCACCGATCCGGACGGCGGATCCCTTTACGACGGGGAACAGACGGGCAACGCACAGCAAGCCGGACTGGAGCCGGGCGCGCTGATCCCGCTGCCGCCGGGCAAGTCGGTGGAGTTTCCCGACGTGCCCGACCAGGGCGGGGCGGCGGCTTTGATCGTCAACACCTATCGGATGATCGCCGCCGGCACCAATGTCACCTACGAACAGGCGACCGGCGATTACAGCCAGGTGAACTATTCCAGCGCCCGGGCGGCGCTGCTGGAGTTCCGCCGGTTCTGCCAGTCCATCCAGCATCATGTGATGGTCTTCGGCATGTGCCGGCCGGTCTGGCGCGCGTTCATCCGCCACCAGGTGCTCACCGGCGAGATCCCGGCCGCGATCTACCAGGCCGAACGGCAAGCGCTGGAGGCGGTGAAATGGCTGCCGCCGGCCTGGCCCTGGGTGGACCCCGAAAAGGAAGCGCGGGCGGCAGAGATCGCGATCAACAACCGGCTGCGCTCGCGCTCCGAAGTCATCGCCGAACGCGGCTACGACGCGGAAGACGTGGATGCGGAGATCGCCGCCGATGAAGAGCGACTGGCCCGGCTCGGAATCGCCCGTGCCGCCACGCCGCCGGCCGCGCCGCAACCGGCCGAACAGGAGGCAGCGGAATGAACGCACCCGTTCTCATGCGCACGGGCTTCACCCCGGCCAGCCTGGACGAGAAGGCCCGCACGGTGGAGCTGATCGCCTCCACCGGCGCGGGCGTGACCCGGCACGATGCGGCCGGCCCCTTCACCGAATTCCTGACCGTCTCCGGCGATGCCATCGACCTGGCCCGCCTGGAGGGCATGCCGCTTCTCGACAGTCACCGACAGGACGGACTGGAAAGCGTGCTCGGCGTTGTCGAGGCCGCCCGCATCGAGGCGGGCAAGCTGGTGGTCAAGGTCCGCATTTCCCGGCGCCATGAGGCCATTTGGGCCGACCTGCGCGCCGGGATCATCCGCAACGTATCGGTCGGCTATCTCCCGAAGAGCTGGCGCGACGGCAAGGACCCGAACACGGGCGCGAGGGTCCGCATCGTCATCCAGTGGGAGCTACGCGAAGTCAGCCTTGTGGCGGTCGGAGCCGACCCGGCCGCCCGAACCCGAGGAACCGGAATGCCCGAAACGCAGAACCAGCCGGAAGCGCCCCCGGCAATCACCACGACCACCACGACCGGCACGCCGCCGGTGCAGGAGACGACCCGAGCGGCCGTCAACCAGGAGATCCGGGCGCTTGCCGCCACCTTCGATCTCGGCAGCGACTGGGCAAACGACCAGATCGACCGCGGCGCGAGCGAGGGCGAGGCCCGATCCGCGGCGCTGGAACGGCTGCGCACCGCGCGCGAGCGGGCGCCGGTGGCACGCACCAGCAACATGGTGCACCACGACGACCCGGCCACCCTCGCCACCCGCATGGGCGAAGCGGTCTATGCCACCCGCGTGAACCCGGCGCACAAGCTGTCCGACCAGGCCCGCGCCTTCACCGGCATGACCACGCTGGACATGGCGCGCGATTGCCTGCAGCGGGCGGGCGTTTCCACCACCGGCCTGCTACCGGCCGACACGATCACCCGCGCGCTGCACACCACCAGCGACTTCCCGGCGATCTTCGCCGACACGGCCAATCGCACCCTGCGGGCCGCGTACCAGACTGCCCCGGCCACCTTGAAGCGGCTGGCCCGGCAGACCAGCCACAAGGACTTTCGCGCCAAGACCAAGGTGCAGGCGGCCGACATGGCAAAGCTGGAGAAGGTGAACGAGCACGGCGAGTTCAAGAGCTCCAGCTTTATCGAGGTCAAGGAAACCTACGGCATCGGCACTTTTGGCACGATTGTCGCCCTGACCCGGCAGGCCCTCGTCAATGACGACCTGGGGGCCTTCGCCAACGTCACCAGTTGGCTCGGCCTCGGCTGTTCCGAGTTCGAGGCGCAATCCCTGGTGGACCTGCTGACCAAGAGCGGCGGTCTCGGCCCGGTCATGGACGACGGCAAGACGGTGTTCCATGCCGCCCACGGGAACCTTGCGGCGGCCGGCGCGCCGATCTCCAAGGAAACGCTGTCGGCGGCACGTCTTGCCATGCGCCGGCAGAAGGGCATCAACGGCCGGCCGATCGCCATTGCCCCGAAGTTCCTGGTGGTGCCGCCGGAGCTGGAGACACAGGCGGAAGAGATCCTGGCGGCCATCCAGCCGACCAAGACCGATGACGTCAACGTCTTCGGCGGCAAGCTGGAACTGGTGGTGGAAGCCCGCCTTACCGACGTGAACCGCTGGTACGTCGCGGCCGATCCGGCAACCGTCGAGGGGCTGGAATATGCCTACCTGATGGGCTCCGAAGGTCCGCAGACCGAAAGCCGGGCCGGCTTCGAGGTGGACGGCGTGGAAGTCAAGGTTCGCCTGGACTACGGCGCGTCCTTCCTCGACTGGCGCGGCTGGTACACGAACGCGGGCGCGTGATGGCGGCCCTTTCCGAACTGGTCGACCGGCTGGAGCGGCTGCGCAAGCTCCGCTCCAGCGGGCGCCGGGCGGTCGATAGCGAGGGCGAAAAGGTCGAATACCGCAGCGATGCCGAGTTGGCCGCCGCGATTGCCGACCTGGAACGCCAGATCGCCGCGCAAGCCGGCAAACCGCCCGTGCGGGTGGTCTACATCAACTCTTCGAAAGGCACATGACCATGAAGAACTTCGTGCAGCCTGGGAACTACGTCACCGTCACCGCGCCCGCCGGCGGCCTGTCTTCCGGGGAAGGCGTGCTGGTCGGCCACCTGTTCGGCGTGGCCGCCACCACGGCGGCGGAAGGGGCGGAAGTCGAGATCGCCACCAATGGCGTCTACGACCTGGCCAAGGACGACACGGCGGCCTTCACGGCCGGCGCGCCGGCCTATTGGGACGACGCCAACAAGGTGGTCACGGCCACGGCGACCGATAACCTTCGCATCGGCACGGCGCTTGTCGCCGCAGCCACGGCGGCCACTGTCGGCCGCATCCTCATCACCGGACACGCGATCTAGCGGCGGGTGTGGGATGGGCGGCGCGGTCCCGCCTCAAGCCCCTGCCTGCCGCCGCTGGGCTTCCTTCAGGCAGGGGCAGACCGCCTTTCACATCAACGGAGCTGGAGACCATGAACAGGGCTCTTATCGAGGTCAAAATTCCACCGTTCCGGATGCTCAAGAAGGCAGCGGCCGCGAGCTATTGCGGGATCGCGTCCAGCGCATTCGAGGGACTTTGCCCCGTCACGCCGGTGGCGATGCCGAACGGCTCGCGCCTCTGGGACACGCACGACCTGGATGCCTGGCTTGACCAGCTCAAGGCAGGCACGGCCGAAAGCGACGACGCAATTCTCGACAAGCTGGACTGACCCATGAGCGTGGTGCGCGTGCGCGGCTTCCAGATATTCAAGGATCGCTTCGGCAAGTGGCGGTGCTACCACCGCAAGACCCGGCAGGCGGTGGACCTGAACAAGGCCCCGCTCGGCACGGCGGCCTTCTTCGCCGAATGCCAGCGCATCACCGATGCCGTGACGGTCACCGGCGATCCCAAGCCCGGCACGCTCGGCAAGCTGATAGAGAAGTACCGCGCGAGCCCCGATTTCCTCGAGAAGGCCCCGCGCACCCGTGCCGACTATCAGCGGGTGTTCGATTATCTCTACCCGATCCGCGATACCGGCCTGGAGAGGTTCAAGTCGCCATTCGTAGTCAATATCCGCGACCGGGCGGAAGCAAAACGCGGTGCACGGTTCGGCACCTATGTGAAACAGGTGCTGTCCCTGCTGTTCTCCTGGGGCAAGGAACGCGGTTTCATGAAGGAGAACCCGGCGCTTGGCGTGCGGGGCGTCAGGCGCAAGCGCGGCGCGCCCATGGCGAACCGCCCGTGGAGCGATGCCGAACGGCATGCGGTGCTGGCGAGTGCCCCTGCGCACATGCTGCCGGCTATCGGGCTGATGATGTTCACCGGCCTGGGGCCGCAAGATGCCCTCACCTTGCCCCGCACCTTCTTCAAGGATGGTGCGATTGCAACGGAACGGTCAAAGACCGGCGCGCCGGTTTACTGGCCCGTCATTCGCCCATTGCAGGAGATCCTGGACGCAGCTCCGGCGCACGACGCCATGACGCTTTGCGCCAACTCAAGAGGCCGCCCGTGGACCGTCTCAGGCTTCCGCGCCTCCTGGAACACATTGCGGCGGGAGCTGGAGGCGGGCGGCAAGGTGCAACCCGGCCTGACGCTCTACGGCCTTCGCCACACCGTGGCGACCATCCTTCGCGAAGCCGGGTGCGATGACCGGACCATTGCCGATGCCCTGGGGCAGAAGACGGAAGACATGGCCCGGCACTACAGCAAGACGGCCGACCTTCGCCGGAAGATGGGCGATGTGAGTGCCGTATTCGAGACCGCCGTGAACGCCCGGCGAACACAAACTGTCAAACCGGATTGA